TCTTTGGGACATCTTGATTAATATAATTTTCATATCCCCAACAAAGCTTGTTATTTTTAAAAGGGTCTGTTTTTTTGTTTGCAAGTTTTAAATTTCTTGCACTCCCGTAGTTTGCAAAGAATTTTTTAGCCATAGTCTCATCAAGATATACCCCGCCGACATCGGGGCATCTTTTAAGTTTATCAACATCGTACTACCGGTATACGATAACTTCGTAAAACTAGTTTTTCCTGTCGTTCTTGATAGCTGTAACTTCATCTCTGATTTCTTTGACCGAGACCTTTATTCCCTGTAAAGCTTTTCTGACTTTCGCTCCCGCTGAATTATTGCCGCCATCAAATTTCTTTGCATAAACAAGCAAATCTTCAATGACACTGACAATACTTTCATTGATCATGTTTTCAATAGATATAGGTACCGCTTCTTTCTTCTTTGCCATAATATCCTCCTTCTGGTATTCAAAATAAGCTCTTTTAATTCGCTCATTATTGGGATTGCACTTAATCATGTTGAAAGCTCCTTATTAATGTCAGTGTTAACGATAGAGGGATTAAACCCTATTATAAATATAATTACAATACTTAGTGCAGTTTAAGAACGCAAAGCTTTAGGTTTTGACTTACTAAGTCTTTGTCGCATAGAATTGAGGTCTTTAATGCCAACTATTAATCCAGCGGAAAGGCGAACATTCTGACGCAAGTTTACGCAACGAGATTTAGATACTTCTTCCTGAGAGTCTACTCTTGGAAAATCGTATTCATGTAATTGATTTTTAGTCATTCCCGTTAATTTTCTTGCTATTGTGCTCATGGATATCCTCCTTGGTTTTGGCATGTTAAATAGTTTATCCTTTGACGATGGACAATTCCTATTTACTGTAACCATTTATTTCTCCTTTCAAATACATTGTAATGTATTTTAAACAATTCCTACATCTTTTTTTTTCTTCCGGGTTTTTTCCTTTCTTTTTTTAGTAAGAGAGTTCTACATTCCTTGACAACTTTGTATACTCTTTGTTGAGAACAATTAAGTAACTTAGAAATTTCTTTAGGTTGTAATCTATTAAAGAAAAATAGTTGTACTATTCTAGTATATGTGTCTGTAGAAAAATCAAAAGGAGAAGGAATATCAGAACTTATGTTTTGTTCAGTTATATTTATATCCGTGAATAGAATTTCAAATTGATATCCTTTTTGGGGGATATTATCTTGATTAACATAAGCTTTGTAACCAGGACAAATTTTATTGTGTCTGTATGGATCATTTTTTTGATTACATTCCTTAAAGAAATGACATTTTTTCTCACTACATTTAATTAAAGACATAAAGTATCCTTGAATTGAGAAGGGTCAGTCCATTCTAGAAATTCTTCAAATTTTACAATCATTAGATTCATTGGTTTGATAGATATCAAACAATCACTATATTTTCCAAATAGATTTTCTAGATACAAAAAATAGTCTTTGTCAATACATATACATATTTTTCTTTGTGGTCTCCTAAATATAAGAATTGGGTGTTTACAACATTTCATAGCATCTTCCTGGCATTGTTTAAAGAATTGCTCAAGTTGGGTAATCTTCTGATTAGAATCTAGTAAATCAAGAACACCCCAATTCCCATAACCGGTCTTACACTCAATAGACCATTTATCAATTAATCCCTTCCCACAAGGATCTGAGCAGGTAATGTCTCCTGACTGATATGCTGTGTCTTTTTTAGTTTTTCCTCTTATAGTAAATCTTCCGCCAGAGCTATGGCTTCTGTAAAATATGTCATCTCTTTCTCCTTCTGAAAACCAAAGAGAAAGTTTGGAGGCAACTTCTCTTTCAAATCCGCTTCCTTTCGATTTACCAGAACCTGGTTTCTTCTTTTTATCTGACATATGATTCTCCATTTCTTTGTTCAATTTCTATTACTTTATCAGCAGCTTTTATCATTCCTGGAAGATGAGAAATTAATATCACTTGTATATTTAATTTTGAAGAAATCTCTTTTATCATGTCTGAAGCTTTTTGTTGGAGGTCAAGACTTAGAAATCTAAAAGCCTCATCAATAATCATTACGGGTCTAGTTCTTTTTATTGACCATAAAGCAACCCTAAGTGCAAAGCTGGCTATGTCAACAGCACCACCACCAGCTGTATTAATCAAATCATTTGTTTCATTGCTATCCTTAGAAAATATTAGATCTGCCTCCATTTTATTTCTTCTTTGTACAAAAAGAAGATTAAATTTATAAGGGTTTGTAAACACCGATGCTAAAGCAGAGGACACCAAATTACTAATTTGATATTCGAGTTTTTTCTGAGTTTCTGAAGAAACAATTTGAATAATTCCTCTTGCTTTAAGATGATTTTCATAATCAAGTTTATTTTTCTTTGTAGTTTCTATACAATCCTCTCTTTGTTGAATCAATAGTTTTCTCTGACCTTGTTTTTGATTTAGAATCTTTCTAAAATCTACCATGGATAGGACTCCTGAAGTATTTCAAATTTTCTCCGAATTTCTTTTTCTCTGATTGATAGAGATTCTTCTTCTTTAGTTATCCATTCTTTTGCTTGTTCTAAAGTAAATCCGTAAGTTTCTTTTAGGCGCTTTTCAGTTTCTTCCATTCTGCCTTGTAGGTTAGCTTCCTTTTTCTTTGATTCCTCAATTTTTCCGTGTAGAATTTCAACACTTTTCATTATTCTATCCATTAGAACACTCCTTTATAATTTGAATGATTTCTTGGTCAATTTTATTGTTCCTTACATAATTATCCAGGTTACTAAGGAAGGACAAGTCCATATTTTTATGTTCTGACAATCCAGAAATAAATGCTTGAAGATCCCTGTTGGCTTCTCTTTCCCTTTCAACTTTTTCTAATCTAAATACCTTTTCTGGGTATTCAATAGGCAAATCAATTTCTTCAAATTCTCTTGTGGAGATATCAAATATTACTACTTTGGGCTTATGAGTGATCTGGTTGATAGATGATCTTGATATGGATCCAAGGTTAAACAAATATCTATTTTTCAATTTGTATTGAAAACAAGCATGGTTATCTCCAGAGACAATTAGGTCAAATTTATTCAATCGAAGAAATGAGTTTGCCATCTCAAAGTCTTTTTGTCCTTCCCACAACTTTTCCTTGATAATCATTCTATGTGTTAGTAGAATATTGAATTTTTCAGTATTCTCTATTTCTGGAATTTCTTCTCCATAAGAGGATCCATAGATAACTGTTTCTGATAGTTCTTTCTTTCCTAAGAGATGTAAATTATGGTTTGATTCTTTCAATGCTGCTAGAAAAGTATTTTCTTTGTTTCTGTATCGAAGATCATGTTGCCCCCATATAGTGTAAATGGGGATGTTCTCAAATGATTTAATCAGAAAGGTGACTTTTACAAAGAAGTCATAGGAAAGGCTTGGGCTGTCTGAAAAATCTCCTGGTTGAAGAATACAATCACAACTTCTAAGGCAAGCTATTTCTAGAATTGTACCAAATTTTTTTAGAATAGTTTTTTCATAATCATCCATTCTGTTCTCTGGACATTTGTTTGTCAGATGAAGATCACCGGTAATCAGTACTTTCATTTTACTATCTCCTTGATCTTCTTTTCTGTAATAGAAGAGCCACACATTGGGCAGATTTTCTTTTCTGTCAGTAAAGTTTTTAGTTGAATTCTACTTTCTTCAGTTAGCTTCTTCTGATTGTTATAGTCTTCCTGAAGTTGTTTAAGAAGTAAAATATAGTTGTATATTTCTGTAATTTTTTTCTTAGAGGTTTGGCATATATTAATTTCTTCTTTCAAGTCTAAACAACATTTTTCCCCTTGTTGCTTTTCTCTTTCTACAACTAATTCTTTTCTTAGAGAAAATATTGTTTGAACAAAAGAATTTACTTCTTTGTACACTCTTTTCTTTTCTTTGAGATCAGTAATTTTGTTCTGAATCTCTTTGACCTCTCTTTCAAGACTTATCAGAGGAGTTATTTTTCTAAATTCTTCAACTATATATAAACATTTTTCTACAAGATCCTTAGTTTCAATAAGTTTTAACTTATCATTCTTAAGGATTTTTTCTTCTTCCTCAATTGTGTCTAATTCAATCTCAGCCTGAGCAACCCAGGACATACTTTCTATCTGATTTGTGAGATTTGTTATACTCTCTTCCCCATAACTGATTTTTCTCTTTTTATCAAGTATTCTTGAATTGAGATTTTTAAATATAGTATCAATTATATCAAGACCAACCAGAGAATTAAGCTTCTTGGCAACATCCCCTGGAGAATCATTCAATAGAAAATAAGGATCGTGTTGTGTTTGCAGATTGATTTCTGATAGATTAAAGAGATCTGTTACTTCCTGAGGAACATCTGAACGAACAGCTTCATATTCAGAGAATCCTTTTTTAGAGTTAATCAGATACTTTACTTTCCCATCAGTCCTTTCTTTTCCAACAGTTCCTTCTGACATCTCAATATTGACTGAAACTTTATCATTTTTTTCACAGTACCAATTTTTTATTGAATCACCAGAAGGTCTATTTTCAGTCACCCATCTGATAGCTCTAACAATAGATGATTTGCCGGAATCACTTGTTCCTCCAATTACATTCAAACCTCCACAAAATTCAACAGTAGAATTCTTGTGTCCCTGAAAATTTGTTATAGAAATTGATTTTAGCATAAATCCTCTTACAAAAGGTGAGGTGGTATGGATGCCCGTACAATAAACAAACAATTGCCCCTTATTCCATAGTTCTGTTTGCAGTGCAGTTCAGCTTTCACCCCACCTCATTTTAGATTGAAAATTCTAACCCATTTCATAAATTCTTTTTCTTGAGACATAGAAACCAATCCATAGATGCTAAACACCCCTAAAAAGGTACTCTTGAGTAGTATATTTTCCTTGTAAATAGGTAAAGGAATATCTTTTAGGGGGAGGGATACCAACAATCGATTTCTATCCCGAATTTCCCCAGATTCATGTATTTTAGAAAACACCTTTCCTTGAGTCAATTCTCCTGTAAGAAACTTAATTGCTGTCTTTTCTCCAACCCCGGGAATACCAGAAACATTATCACTAGTACATCCTGACAATGCTTTTACTTCTGACCAGGTTTCCGGTTGTATGGAGTATTTTCTGATAAATTCTTTTTTTGTTGTTAGTTGTTTTTTTGATATATTGTATAAAGAGCAGAAAGATAAAAGCTGTAGTAGGTCATTGTCACTAGCTACTACTATATTAGAACCCTCTAATTTTTTAACTAGTATGGCAATCAAATCGTCAGATTCATATCCTTCTACCATAAAGATATTTCTGAAACCTAATTCAGGGAGAATTTTTTCTCGTAATTCATTGAATTGTTTAAAAGCAATAATATCCAATTCTTTTTCCTCTTGGGATCGAGTATCAGGACGTCTATTTGCTTTGTATTTGGGATATAATTCTTTTCTAACTGATTCTTTTGAATCCCAACAAAAGTAAAAATTATTTGATTCAAAATGTTCAGCTAAGATTAGTATATGTCGGAGAAAACCAAAAATGATCTCTGTATGGCTCCCACGGTAGGTGAGACCTTGGGATAGAGCAAATCTACACACATAACAGAGATAGTTGCAATCCACTATGATGTTGATAGACATTACTATCTAACCTTAGTTGGTCTATTTAAATCAAAATGTTGTTCTACCTCGTCCCATAAATCAATTACTGAACTTTTCAATTGTTGTTCCAATTTATTTTCTTCTACGTAGGAAACTGCCTTGTCTAGAGAAACATAACTTTTACCATCTGGACAAATATAGGTTGTTTCCCCTTTCATTGTTTTTATATATTGTAATTCATCTCGGATAGAATCTACCCCATAACCAAACACAATAGATAGAGGACATTCCCGGAATGGAGAATCAACGGTTGATTTTCTTATAAAACATTTACTTTCAATTCCAACAATTCTTTTAACTTCTTTTCCATTGATTACTGTTTTCTTTTCAATTTTACCTACTGAGGAAACCCTAATTCGAATAGAAGAGTAAAAAGGAATTGCTTGTCCACCAGGAGTTGTTTCTCCATATTCTCCATCTCGTACTTGATTAGAACAAGCAATGATCCAACCATTGTTTGAAATAATTCTTGCAGTTTTTCTCAACCCTTCACTAAATTCTTTGGCCCTCCTCATCCCCATTTTATCCCCTTTCTCTAATTCCAACTCTGTAGAAAGAGCAGCAAGGGAATCAGTAGCAATAACATTTATCCCATCTTCTTTTGGTTGCCAACCATATATTTTTTCAAAAACTTGTGATACAGTATCTGGTCGGTAGTAATCTTTTGCATCAAGTTTTATACCATAGATTCTAGCATACTCCTGATCAAGACGAGCCTCGGGGTCTAGAAACATAACTTGACCACCCCGGGATTGTGCAGAAGCTCCTATTTCTGATAGTATTGCTGTTTTACCAGACCCAGGAGGACCAAAGATTTCCATAATAAGACCCCCTGGTATTCCCCCTCCCTTCCTTCTCTTTCCAGAAATAGCAAGGTCAAGAAGGGTGGATCCGGTAGAAATCACTCTATCAAAGTAAAAGTCATTTTCTTCTCTTTTAATATCAGACCTTATTTCCTTTTGAACCTGATCAGCGGAGTCTTGTGTGGATAGCTGATTAGGTTCTCTTCTCTTTAACATATACTAACCTCTCCTTCTCATGCTAGATTTGTTAGCCTTTTTTTCAGCTTCAATTCTTTCTGCTTCATCAGCACAAGAATCATATTTTTTACAGTTACCACAATTGATCAATTGATCAATATCAATACCAAACTTCCCGTTAGAAGGACAAGGATTGTTTGAGGCAGTATTGGAAGGAGGAGTTCCTTCTTCTGTTCTATGTGGTCTTCGGGAAGAACCTCTGGGGGGAGTCATGTCAGGGACATCATCCTCAGATTTCTTTTCTTCCTCTTTCTTTTCTGAGATTTTTCCTAAGAACAATTTCTCAATCTGATCATAAGTAGGAATAACAATCACTTCATCTAAGGTGAAAGATTGGTCAAGAGTAGCATCTGAAATGATATAATCTCTATCTAGAAGTTTATGTCCCTGAATAGTTCTGTATTCATCATTGGCTACCTCGAAGGAAATGGATTTACCAACATCAACATCTGAGTAAGGGATTGCACCACCACCCCTGGGATTTTTAGCAGCAAGCTGTATAGGCCCTTCTCCATATTTGTAAGAAACTTCCCAAATCTGGACACCTTTTGCTTCTTCTTTACCATCATCATAACAAACAATGTTGTAAACACATCTTCTTTTAGGAGAAATGTCTTTGTAATTCTCCCACTCCTGACCATCCCGAATTCTTTGATCAATTTCTTCACAAATAGGACAAGGCAATCCATAGTTTCTAGTAGGACAAACAACCCAATCTTTGCCTGGACCAATGTTGGTGTGAACATACACCTCTAACCAGTAGGCATAATCCCCCTCTTTGATGGGATGACGTTTATCAACCTTAGTGGGATAGTTTTTGCCAGCAATGAATGGTATGATATCAATGATATGTGGTTCATCCTTTGTAATTCTTGCCTGCCATATTGGCAGATTCAAATCAGGTTTGAAATATTTCAGTGAAGCATCCCCACCCTCTCTACGCTCACTACTTTCCTGAGTTCTTCTCAAAAGTTCATCTTTAGCTTTTGCTCTATCAAATCTTCTCATCTTTCTTTCCTCCTTTTTCATGTTCTGTTTTTACCTCAAAATAACTACGAACAGCCGCCTTACTTACAATTCTAGTAATCATGTACAAAAGAAAAATACCAACGATTACTATTAACACCCACCAGAAATTCATACTTCTTCCTTCCCAACCCTTCTCTGAAGTCTAGGATTCTTTCTGAGAAAATCTAAATGGTTTTCTCTATCGTTAGAATCAACTAAGTCTTTTGCTTCTTGCTTGATTTTTGGATCAGCCCAATATCCAGAAATATAAAGATCTGTAATTTTTTCTAATGCTTTCTTTCTATGTTCAAATGCTTCTCTGGCAGCATTGAGGATTTTTGCATTCTTGTTTGCAAGTAGAAGAGATTCACTTGCTTCTGTATAGACTTTTTGTCGAAGGATAGTATTTTGTATTGAGCTTTCTGTAATCTTATCAATCCCATAAGATGAAGGACTGGTTCTTATTTGCAAATCCAATTCTGCTTTAATAAGATCAAGTCTTTCTTTTGCTTTGTCTCTTTCAAATTGAGCTTCCACTTCTTTCTCTGCCCAATTCAAAAATAGAACAGGTTGGTTCATCCATTCCCTATCTAAATTATACTTATCAATAACTATATCTTCTCTGTAACCCATATTTCTCTCCTTTTATACAGTAATTTTCTTCTTCATTCTAATTATAATTTACTTTAAACAATTTTAGTAACTAAGTAACAAGTATTTATCATACCTGCTTTCCCTGAATACATCCAAGAATCTGAAAACAAATCAATGATATTAGCTGCTCGGTCAGAAGAACTATCCAATAAAACTTTAGACATGTAAGATAAAACAGCATATCTTATTTTCTCAGGCTCATCATCAATCTTTTTTAACATATCTGCTATTGTTTTCCAAGGCACAGATGGTTTCAAAAGTAATTGACATAACTCCAAAAGAGAAACCTCATTGATTGTATTATCCAAAATAACTTGTAAAGCATCCTCTTCATTCTCTATATCAATTACTTGATCTAACATCACTAAAGCTTGTCTAGGGCTTCCATCACAATATTCAGAGATTTTTTGAAGAATTGTGGGAGCCATTTCTATCTTTTCCTGTTGACAAACTCTTTTAAGAATTTTTATAATTTTTGCTCTCTGTAATGAGCTAACTTGAAAAGTTGTACAACGAGTTTTTATTGTTTTCAAAAGTTTTTCAGGGTCAGTGGTTACAAGAATAAAATATACATGTTTTGGGGGTTCTTCCAAAATCTCCAGCATAGCATTTTGAAACTCATTTGTGGCTTTGTGAGCTTCATTTAAAATGAATATTTTTATATTTCCTCTTAAAGGCGCATACTTACAAGAATCTATAATTTCTCTAGCAGTGTCAATTCCTCGCATTTTACTTATGTTGTATTCTCTGATGTCTTCTGGAGAACCCCCTAATCTGTTTGCTACTATTCTTGCCAAAGTAGTTTTTCCACAACCACTAGGTCCTTGAAATAGAAACGTATGGGGAATACCGTAAGGTCTCTGTAAACAGGATTCGAGGGATTCTATTATAGAATCATTTCCTACAATTTCTTCTAAGGTGTTTGGTCTATATTTAATACTTAGGGGATAATTTGTAAGGTCGTTCATTTAGTTAATCCTCTCTTTTTGTTTTAGTGTACCAACTTCCATCTATTGGAGTTATGTCTGTTTCTACCTCAAGAGGAACAATAATCTCTGGAACAGCTTTTCTCAGATCCTCACACATAATTCTTTTTACGGTGGTGATTACATGTTCCTCTTCAGAAGGGTATAAATCAAACACAATACTGTCATGGATTTGTCCAATCAATTTTGTTTTCCAGTTCTCCTTTTTTCTTAACTTGTTAATCTCAATTAGACTCCATAACAAGCAGTGAAAAGCACCTCCTTGAATTGGAGAGTTTATTATTTGATTTTTGGATAAAAATCCACCTCTTCTGTGGCCAAAAATCATTTCTACATACCCCTTACGATTGTAGAATTCTACTATATCCTCCTGCCACTCTTTAAAAACATAGAATTTTTTCCAAAAAGCTTCCGAAACTGATTGAACATGATCTTGAAATTTGTAATAATTTGTTATTTGTTTCTTTTGCAAATGTTCAAGAAGATTAGTTCCTTGAACAGTTTTTAAGTTCTTTACTTCATTCCAGAGATTAGCAGAACAGGCTTGATATGTGCTACCATAGAATTGTGGAAAAACAAAACCATTCTTGGCATAGAATCTTATGTCTTTACTAACCTGGTTGTTCCTCAGTTTGAATAAATCACATGCTTGATCTCTATGCATATCAGTAGAAGGGTCGTGAATATATTCAATCAGTTTTGGATCATGGGTATATACAGCAGCAAGTCTTACTTCAATAGAACTGTAGTCAACTTCTGCCAGTTTGTTTCCAGGTGAAGGTAAGATTCCTCTTCGTATTGTTCTTTTAGCATCCTCATCTCGGGTAGGGATGTTTTGGAAGTTGGGGTTTTGGGAACTGGATCTGTAACTCTCTGCAATATGAAGATTAAAAGAGGGATGAATTTTCCCATTATTTTCTTCCCTTTTAAATTGTCCTAGATAAGTATCTCTAATTTTTAGAAGTTTTCTTAACTTAATAAGGGTGGTAGCAAAAGGAGATTTTAACTGAGTTAGAGATGCAAAGTCTACAGATTCAACCCCTGAATTTGTGGTTTTTGGAGAAGAACAACCAAGAATTTTATAAAATAGTTCTCTTAAATCTTTAGAAGAATTCAAAGACAATATTCTACCTGTTTTTTCTTGATATAATTTTGCTTCCTTACTGTTACTAAGTTCAGATGTTAGTTTTTCTATTTGTTTAGTAAGTGCTTTTTCCTCTTTTGAGAAATAGGAAGTATCAACCCTAATTCCTTCTTCTTCAACATCACAGAATGCTAATATTCCTTCAAAAAACAATGCATCTGCTTTTCTCAAACCGGGAAGTCTTTGAAACTCTTTCTTTTGCTCTTCATATAGTTTAAAAGTAAGAAGTGCGTCTGATCCATTGTATATACAAAGATCTTTTATAGACACTTGATCAAGTTTGTTACTATTATCTGAACCAGAACTAATGAATTTGTTGATAGAATCGGTGTAATCCTGAACACCCCATCTAACAAAAGATTGAAATTTCAAGCCTGTGGTACCCCTTCTATCGTCAAGTATATGTTGGGAAGTCATGGTATCTGATAACCACCCTTGAGGGACAACTTTAAAAATCTGCCTACTCCATTTATCTTCAAACTTTAAGTTTTGGGCAATTTTCTTTACTTCTGGATCAATAAGAATTTCTGACCACAACCTACTAATAATCATCCTCTGAATTTCTACAACTTCAGGATGATCAAATCCAAAGGAGAATGCTTCTTCTGAAGAACAGGCCACTCCTATTGACCAAATCTTTTGGTTATTTTTATAAGGATTCAGAGAAGAAGTCTCATAATCGAAAGCAACAAGTTTGTTTTCTTTGATCTTCTTTAAAATATTTTTGATATCATCAATATTTGTTAAAACTTTTACAAATTTTGTAGGGTTAAATTCTACAGGTTTTGTTAAACTCAAACAAGATAAGGCCCATTTCAAATCTCTGGTGAAGAAATCTTTCGCTTCTTTATTACCTTGTCTAAGAATAAAGGAGGGGTGAAATAGAGGTATGACCCAACAATTGTATTTTGGATATGGAATATATCTTTTTCTATAGGCTAAAATATTAAGATCAGATATATTATCAATGAAAAATCCTTCTAATGCAGAACCTCCCATTAACCAAATGAAGTCTGGTTTAAGTAAATCAATTGTTTTTGACAGTCTTGAATAACAAAACTTCATTTCTCTCCTAGAGGGTTTTCTATTATTAGGGGGTCTACAATTAATAATATTTGTTTTCCAGAAATCCCTATCTAGGCTACAATCAAGTGAATTTAAGCATTCCCTGAAGAGCTTTCCAGCATCCCCTACTAATTGTGTTCCTTGCTCATCCTCAGTTTTTCCTGGAGCTTCTGCAATTATCAGTATTTTCTTTCTTCCTTGTCCGGTAAACTCCATCTTAGGAGAAACACAACCTTCATATAGTCTACATTGATCGCATGGATCTATAGACTTAGAAGTATTCAATTTTTCTTTGTTACCTCTAGTTTTACTGACCCTATGGATTATTTCTTCACCTGAGAAAAAACCTTTCATTCTACACCTATATTTGGAGAGCTAATATGTGGGAGAAAGAATCAGAAGTAAATAATACTCTATCTTCAGATACTAACACTTCTGTTGACTTCTCTAGAATTTGCTTAAAAAAATAAGGATTTATAACAAATGAAATTTCTTCCCCTTGGTAAGAAGAAGGTATTTTTTTCTCTATCCATCCAGAAGAATTAGAACTTCTACATATGATTGTGCCTTTCTCTACCTTAATATTGATCCTTTTGTCCAAATCAAAATCACCCTCAGATAAGATACTAACCATTTCTACCGCTGTTAGGAGTTCTGGAGGTAATTTTACATTTATTCCTTTGACAATGAAGAATGAGGAAGTTTCGGGATATTCTTCTAATATAACCCTAGAACTAAATATTCCTCCAGAGGATAGTTTAAAATGAATCCAACTATTCAATAGTGAATAATGAGTAATGGTATATCCCAACAATTCTTTTGCTGAAGAAATTGGTAATAGAAAACCTACCGGTACGGATCCTTTCATTGTGTATCTACTGATTCTAACATCATCAGAGGATTCAACCCTATTGTTCCTTATGCAGATAGATGAAAGGAACTTTTGTGTTAAGTCTCTTGAAGCAGAGAATAAACAAAGTTCAATTCCTTTAGTAAAATCTTCAGGAAGTTCAAACCATTCTTCTCCAATGGTTAGAGAATTGAGAAGATTAAAAATCTCTCCTTCCAGTAAACAAGTAAATCCTGATTTAACTTTTGGGGTAGTGATATTAAGTTGATTGTTTTTGAAAGACAGTTCCAATTCTTTAGATGTCAATTTTGATACAACCTGAAAGAATGTTTCCGATGATATTGAACATTGAAAATCAGTAACAAAAGGGTAAGACACACTTATTTTATCATTGTAAGAACAAATTCTCTTCCCTGTAAAAATATAATGAGTAGATTGTTCTACAAATTTTTTCTGAGATATTCCCGGTTGAAGTTTACTAAGAATTTCTTGGAATTCTTTTGTCTGTACTTTCATTTCTCTCTCCTAACAAATTTTTAAGTACCTTTTCAAAAGTTTTTTCATTGAGAGTAACATAGGACTCCAAATGATTTTTTACTTTCAATCTCCTGTTGAGATTCATATTTTCTCTAGATAATGTGCCTGCTAAGTATATTTTCATTTCTCTAATCCAAACCCTTTCCGAAACACTGTTTTGTGAGTAAATACTGACCAAGGATATTCTGGTTGATTCTTTTCAAAATCTTGAAAATAGACTATATTTAATGCTGATCTTTCTCTATAATGGTTTGTTAATCCTTTCTCTACAATAATTTCTACTTGTCTTGTTTTTTCATCTAACCACTTTTCCCCTTCTTGTAATTTGTAATTGGTATCAACCTTCTTAAACTCTGACTTCCCTAGAGAGAAACCTTTACACTCAAAATATTCCAATATGGGTTTTCTATCCATTTCAGAAATAGTAGAGAAATGAGAATTTTCTATACCTACAGAGAGTGATCTATTTGATATACAAATCTTTGTAGGAGTAATTTGGTAGTTGTATTTTCCATCTTTTTTTGCAGGAATGTAAACATGACCATAAGCAGACATCAAAGACCAGGACATAGAGTCAACTGAGTACCAGGGATATCTACTCATAATTTCTGCTGCTGTCAATCCAAACCCATGGCACTTTACTTTTGGAAATCCTTTTTCATCTAACAAATATTTTCTCCATATTTTGTCTAATGAAAGAAGTCGCTGGGTAGTGTTCATTTCAGAAATAGCACCAATAGCAATGTAATCTGTTTCTTTCATATACAACAGAAGATATTTAGGATCAGCATGTGCATGATAAACTGGTAAAGGATTTACTCCTTTAGATCTCATATACTTCCAATTTTCATAGCTTTTCTCCCCATCTTGATCACCAATGATATCAAGATTAGCGTAAATATCGAGATATTTTTCATATTTTTTGATAAACTCAATATATTGATCAATATCAATATATATACCTTTTGTCATAGCTGTGTAGGCACCTGAATCTAAAAAGAAACTCTGGTCATTCATATTGATACTCCTGCTAATTCTAATGCTTTAAATGTCTCATCAGTCCGAGTTTGATCATACAATCCCTTCTTCATTTTGTTAATGTATTTCAAGGTTCCTTCCCACTCCAGGATATTGTTTTCCATAGTTTCTTCAATGCCATTACATTTAAAAGATACCCATCGTCTAAAACAAGCACCACAAGCACCACAAGGAACAGGACCTTCAAAATAACAGCTTCTGGTCTTTAGCAAATTTTCTTTATCAAAGCCATGAACCAGATACCACTTGATCATCTCTGTTTTTGTCATTTTTGCAAAAGGTGTTGTTACCTGAATTTTTCTCTTATTTAAAAAGGAAATGAAACCACCAATGGTTTCAAAAAATTCAGGGGATCTGTCCGGAATTGACATTTCTGCTTTTTGTACTACAAGAACAAGATTGTCAGCATAGTTAGATGCTATCATCAACATCAAAGCATTCCTCATAGGAATATTTGCATCAGGCTTTTCCCACTTACCCAGATTGAGGGAATCATCAATAATAGTATCTGGTATGGTATTTTTGATAGCTTCCAATTCAAAAGATTGATAACGATGATTTATTTTGCAATACAAGGTTTTGGGTCTATTTAAAAATTCCCAAGCAATGTAAGAATCTAACCCTCCTGAATAAAGAAGTAATGATGTCATAGTTCCTCCATCCTCTTTGCACAATTGTCTATGTAAACATCTGCTCTAAACTTCCCAAATATGATTTCATGAAAAAGAACCCCATACTTATTCAACCAATCAAGAGTTACTTCCCGGTTCTCTGGATACCTAGCAGTGAAAAGAACTACTTGGTGCCCTTCATGGAATAGTTTATTTACTTTTTGAATTGCTTCTGGTATAGGTTTTGCTTTGGAATATTCCCACCAACTCTGTTGGTCTTCACATATGGTCCCATCAATATCAATTGCATAAATCATACATATTTCCTTTTCACTTTAATTATATAAGGTTTTAAACAAAACCTACAAAAAAGATTTCAACTTATTTTTATCTTTTTCAGGTAGGACAAGACGATTAATAATATTTTCTATTGATGGTGTTTTTATTCTATTAGACAATATTGGTCTATCAGTCAAAAATATTCTAGTGTCAGGAACCCCAGCTCTATCAGATGCCAGTATTGATAATTTGGTGCTTCCACATTCTGTACACAGGTGGGGAAGTCCATCAATAAATTTTGGATTGTCACATGATACGGTCAACCTAAAAGGAAAGAGAAGTTTACTCCCAAGAACCCACTCTTCTGTTTTTGTTAATCTTTGCATCACTGGTAGGAAACTTATATTGTTTCCTGAAATGTAACCATAATTTTTAAGAGATTCTAAGGCATTATTGAATTGAAAAGAATTATCTGGATAACCACCAACCTCTTCAGAAAGTTGATACCAGCCAGCAGAAATCACAATTCTATCTGTTTGATTACTTGTTATCATAGATTCCCCTATTGCCATCGTCATAGAGGCAAAGATAGAATTTCTACCACTGCTCCAAGCAATAGTACTTTTAATAAAATTGCTACCACTGTTTATATCTATATCATCTGATGTCAACATACCTTTTTCTGGAAGGGAACTATAAAAAGGCCTAAGGTCTATTATTTGGTTTTTACATCCTAAATACTTCGACATTTGTTCTATAGCCCATAGCTCAGAAGTCATTGACTTCTGACCATAAAGAAAATGAACTAAGGTTATTTCGTATCCCAACTTGCTCAGAATAAAAGCTGTTAAACTACTGTCAATCCCTCCTGATCCAACTACTAAAACCTTTGTAACTTCAGTTTTTGTTTTCCCCCAGGTAGGGTGAAGAAACCTTGGGGAGTATTTCTGTTTAAATTGAAATCCTGACTGGATATCTGTCTCTACAATAGTGTAACCATCAATGTAATGATGATACCAGCTTTCCCACACATTGACCCCATCTTGGGTTTGCCCTGTCAAAGAGAATAGTAACTTACTCAGGAAGTCATTATCAGAATGTAAAAAATAACCATATCCTCTAATATACATATGTGCCAAAGGGTTGAAAGAAGTTACAGCATAGAGTTTATTCTTTCGTTTATCAAACATAATGAAGGAGAAAGAACCAACTAATTTCTCCATACATTGTTTCATGTTATTGTTATTTTTTCTATAACAAGCTAATATCATTTCACTGTCAATATCAGTTGTGTAAGGAAATTCTCCTATTTCATCTCGAATAGATTCAGTAACTCCACCATTATGTATTAAATATAAATCATCATTGATGATGGGTTGTAACATAGAGAAAGTGGTTTCTTTTTCTGTTTCTGGGGTTGCTCTACATAATAACAAAGCAATAGATCCTACTTTGACTCTTGAGTATAGGAAAGAAGAAGCAGAGTCTATTGTTGTTTTATTAAACCCTTCTTCTTTATAATCAAAAACAATTCCTTCTTTGTTGATAACTACAATTCCTATACCATCTTGACCCCTTGAAAAAGCACCTTCCACAAGAATTTTCCATTGATCATGACTTAGATTTGCTTCCTTAGCCCAGTAACCTGCTATTCCACACATTCTTCAATTGTCCTTTCTGACCATTTTTCTTTTGGGATGTGGTAACCAGCATGTTTAATAAAAACATCTTTGCCAAAATTTTTGTTATTCTTTTCCCAATAATGAAACATCCAAGGATAACTCCAAAAACAACCAGGACACTTTTTACAATCCTGAATTACTGCTTCCCTCCACCTCTTAATATTACTAGGATACTTTAAATCAAAAATAGAGAATTGAGAAGTATTCTCTCCTGCTCGGTAACCACAACAACGACAAGACCCGTCAGAATCTATTGTTGGACCCCCATAAGGATTGCCATCACAATGCCATCCCATACCAGATAATCTGTTAATATCTTCCTTTACCATTTCATAGTTTTGAATAGAATTGTTTGAAGGTAGAGCTTTCAAATATTTGTCAAGAATATTTTTTTCAGAATCAACAAGTAGAAAAGGTTGTAATTCTTCCTTCTTGGGGAAGAAATCATACTTTCCATCAATGTCCCAATGGAGAAAATTAAGACCACAGAAAATATCTGATTGATGTAATTCTTCAACTATTTCAGAAAGCATACTATAATTGTATTTACTGATTGTTATTGTTCCTTGACAGTCTATTTGTGGGTAATGTTCTTTTGTCCATAACAATCCCTTCCAAGCAGTATAGGATTTCAACTCCATGTCATTGTTGAATTGTCCTTTTTCAGTAAGTGTTTTTCTAAGATAGAAAAAAGGATAATCAATCCCGCAAGACAAATTATCAATTACTCCTGATCTAAAAAATGTATCCCGATACTTCTCAAACAATCCCTCTGGACAGGTAGTGTATAAAGCAAAAGGAATTTTGTTTCTCTCCATAATATATAGGAGATCCTCTCCTAACAGCCAGGTTTCATTTCCTAAGATAAGATTGAAATTAACCCCTAAATCCTTTAATATATAGAAAGCATCAACCCATTGTTCTTTTGTTAGCTCAGGATTTGTTAATTTAGAATCCCTGAGTTTACAATAACTACATTTTCTAGGGCATTTTCTAGTTAAATAAACCAAGGAGTTCATCATAAAAGCATACCCCCATCTACAGGAATGTTAACTCCTGTTAGGTAAGGAGTGGTAAGGATCATATCAACAACTGTTAGTATTTCTTTAGGGTCTGCTTCTCTACCAAAAGGAACTTCTGCAAGCAATTCTGGCGGAGCATTACCAGGAACTAGATTTGTATTGAAGAAACCAGGACTGATACTGTTAACTCGAATCACCTTACCAGTAGAAAATTTCTTTGCATAAGATTTGGTGAGAGAAATAACTCCAGCCTTTGTTGCTCCATACAAAGGGGTGTCAGGATCTGCTCTCATTCCTGAAACAGAAGCAATGTTGATAATATTTCCTCCTTCGTTCATCAAAGGATAAAGCTTTTCAATCAAATCCCAAACAGCAATGAGATTGATTGATACCATTTCTAAACTTTTCACCATGTTTGTTTCATCTAGATGAAGAACCCCAGCACAATTTACTAGGATGTCTAAGCTTCCAGAAAATTTCTTTGATTGTTTGACAGTATCTATAAACAACGTTCTTGATTCCTCAATCCCTAAATCAAATAAATAGCTAGAACCAGTTTTACTGACACCAATTACATTGTATCCTAAGGAGATGAAATGTTCATACATTGCTTTCCCTAAACCAGAAGAAGAACCGGTGACCAAAGCATTCATGGTAACCTCCTATCCATCAGAGAAATTCTTATTAAATCAAATCCTTTCTGTTCTAATAAAGGGTCGCTCAAAAATATTCCATGAACAGCGGATGTCATAAAATTAGAACCATTATATTGATTAACTCCTCGATGAACCATACAACCATGCTCAGCATGCATGACCACCATAGCTCCTTGCGGATCGACTGCTTTAACAAAACTATTTAAAATTTCATGACATAGATTCTCTTGAAGTTGGGGTCTTTTTGAATAATGTTCTACCACTCTTGACATTTTTGAAGCTCCCACTAATTTGTCTTTTGGTATGTATAAAACCCAAGCCTTTCCTGAAAAAGGAAGAAAATGGTGGGAACACATTGATACAAAGTGTATACAATCTGACATAATAATCTGGTTATACTTATGGCTGTTTGGGAAGGCTTTAAAGTTATCAAAATCTTTGTTTACATTCCTAAAAAATTCATGACAATACATCTTTGCCATTCGTTTAGGGGTGTCAATGAGATTAGGGTCTGATAAATCAAATCCCAAACCCTCCTTCAAAATAACAGAGAAAGCTTCTTTAACTATTTGTTCATTCATTTGAAAATAACTCCTATTCCTTCAATAAGTTACGAACATTTCTGATACTCACCTTCTCAGAATTACCCATAAGTTTATCCCCAAACTTATTACTAAATCCAAATCCAGCAAGTGTTCCGAGATTGTTCAATGATAACATAAATTCATAGATGTGTTGTGTCAATTTAATTGTTGTTTTCTTGTATTTTGAAAACCTAATGAAGTCTTGAACCCTTTTGATGAGCCTACCTATTTTCAATTTCTCCTTTTTATCCCGGACCATCTCCTTCTCATTTTGTAATCCTTCCACTATCATTTTAGAAAGACTATCTAAATCTTCCTGAATCTTTTTTGGGGATTGGAATTGAAGGTGTATTGTTCTTTGGTAGAGTAAAAATTCTACTGCATCCTCTAACTTTAGAAAGATCAAAGGTTTCTTTTCATTGATAGAAATATTCACTGTTTCTCCTTTCTATTAGTCAATCCCAGTAAGTTGAATTCCTTTATCTGTCTCTGAAAATTTATATCCCTTCTTTTTGAGGTAATTGATATGCTGGGTAAGTTCTCCTTTATTCTTGTAATTTTTAAGACTCTTCTTATCAGACATTTCTTTCACCTTGATAAAAATCTGATCAAAGGTCATTGGGGGATCTTTCAAAAGTAATGAGTTGATGTAATTTGAAAATGAACTATCTTTTCCTTTTAAAATTTTCTCTTTGAAACCTTCAAAGGGGGTTTTTGTTTCTTTTGACTTTTTTGGTTGGGTTTTCTCTTTGATTATTTGTTCTTCCTCCCTAATTGGTTCAGGCTTTGTTTCCTCCTCACTATGTTTTTCGGAAGCCTCCATTTCATCACGAAGTGTGTTGTAAGTGTTTGTTACCACATCAGGAAGATGTTCTTCCTTATCTTCAGGAACTGCTTCGCATGCGCTCATAAAAAGTTCTTTGAGATCCTCTTCCTTAATGGCAACAACCTTGACTTTGATTGAACTCAGTTTTGACTCATTAAGACTTTTTGCTGCATTGATTATTTGATTTTTATTCATTGTCCTTCTCCTTTCCTTCATTGTTATTATAATATACTTGAAACAAAAGTCAACAACTTTATTTCCAATTGAAAAGTTTATGTATTTGTAAACTGAGAACTGCTCCTTCTTTTTTCAGAACTTTTGAATTTTCCATCCAATCTTTTAGAGGAACTTTAGTTGTCTTTCCATGAAAACAAGGGGAGAAAGAAAAAGTACAATATTGATTATCTTTCAACAGCTTTTTCACTACAGATTCTGCTTGGTCAAAATCTGATTTTGTTTCTACAACAAATTTGATAATATCTGAATCCCTACAGTAGTAAAAATTGTCCAGTCTCATAAAAGAATTCATGCCCGTACTTTGTAATTTGTAATCCATTACCCAAGAAATTTCAGACCAATGAGGTCTAGGTATAGAACCGTTAGTTTCTATAGATATTTTATAACCAGAGGAAAACAATTTATCTACCAGTGGATGAAGATCTTCTTTCTGCAATAAGGGTTCACCACCAGTAATAGTAATATTTCTATTTCCGAGTTTCTTAACAATGGAAAATATTTGTTGGATTTTCATTTCTTTTCCAGAGTTTTCTTTCTGAGCATACTTTGTATCACACTTTTTACATCTAAGATTACACCCAGATAGACGTATGAAAGTACATAAACTACCTTGATGGGAATTACAAATTTCACCATTTATTGATGGGAAGATTTCATAAATCTTTAACATTTTTATTTCCTCCATTCTGCAAATGATTCTGGGCTTTCATAAAGTCGAATCCTAACCAATGTTGGTATGAATCTTTGTAATGTTTTTGAAATCCAAAGAGTAATATTTTCAGCAGTTGGGTCATCAAAAAGACCGGTATCATTTAAACAATGGTGATCCAAAACACTAACCACTTCTCTTTCAACTGTTTCTTTCAGGAAACTAAAATCCATTATCATTCCCTTCTCTGATCCTTCTGTCTGTATAAGACCATCCAATTCTACTTCCATGGTCCACCGATGACCATGCAAATCACTGCATTTTCCTTTATAGTTTGGCAGGTAGTGGGCAGAGTCAAAACTAAATTTTCTACAAACTGTTAACATATTTTTCTCCTTTAAAATTTTACTCGTTGTTTTTTTCTTCCTCTTCTTCTGATCTAACAATATAAGATTCCTCTGAATCCAACAAAACTTGACCTAACTGTAGATTTTGTAAAACAATACATGTTTTTAATTGATCAAAGTCAATATCTCTTCCAGCAATTAAAGCTACCCTCATCACCCCTTTCCTCTTTTCATTTGGAAGTTGATTTAGGGAAATACCACCATCAATGTGGGCAATCTTTCTGATATCTTCAGCAATATCAGTCTGTGTAACATTCTTCTTATCAAAAGATCCCCTGTTAGTTTGTGAGGCAGTAATAACCAAACAATGTCTACTATCAGATAGATTTTTTAAAGTTTTCCAAGTTTCATCCAACCTTTCCCTTCCTGTAATTCTTGAATCCTCTGGGGCTAGAATATCAGCATAATCAATGACAATGACATGAGGAACAAAATCCTCTGTTTGTTCTAATTCATCTAAATCTGATTTGACCTTTGAAATGTTAGCAGAGAATGCTGGGTAGGCCTTAAATCTAAAGTTGTCTCCATACATATTTTTAAGACCTTTTACTACCTTTATAGTATTTCTTTGTCCTAATTTGTCCCTTCTCAATAGAGTAAACCAAGTATCTACAATAAAATCTTTTTTACCTCTACAGAATGTACAGGGTTGATATTTCATATCAGGAGAGAATTTTGGTTTGTTTCCTTCAGAATCAACCAATTTGATATTGTTTGTTCTTTCCTTTTTATTGCAAGTATTGTCTTGGTTCTTTCTACAATCAAAACAAGGATAAATATACTCCTTGTTGTCATTTCCAAAAGCAGTCAATCTCTTATATATTCTGTTGAGAATACGGTGGGGATTCATTTCCAATGAAATAAATAAAGTTTTTCGTTGATCTAAAATAGCTTGTATTGCCATCTCTTGTAACCACCATGTTTTTCCCCTTTTAGCAGGACCCATAATAGAGAACAACCAATTTTTTTCAAAGGGTCCTATCATTTCTCCTAGCTTCCCTGGTAGAGAAAAAAGTTGGTGGGATTTATCAAGCTCATCTTGAAAGAATTTCTTTACGATATCTTCAGATAGGGGGTTGATAAAACCGGATGTTTCTTTTTGTATTTCATGAAATTTTCTAATTTCTTTCTCTGCCTCTTCTATTCTTCCTAATTGTATGTAGGCTTGTATATTTTCAGAACATACTTTCAAAGATTGCTTTTTGAAGTAACTAAATGCTTGATCTACTAGATACTCTGTATTGAAAGATTTTTCATTTTCATATTGATCCGACAATTTCTTTAAGAAATTACCAATAAGGATTGAATCTTCCTCTTTTAAGGAGGTCTTTTCTACTGTGTAAATGTCTTGTATATGAAGATTTGGTGCTTCTCGGTATGTTTTGTAATAATCAAGGCACCATTTCATCACTATTTGAATATAAGGAACAAGAAAATATTCTTTTTTGGTAATATGTTGTATGTTCCTAAGAAATTGAGAGGAAACTATTGCACCAGTGAGTAGTCTCTCTTCAATAGAATTGTCAACAGTTCTTCTTCTCAGCATTGATTTTTCCTTAAATTCTTTATTTTAACAATTATAGTATACTTGATACAAAATTCTAAATCTATTTCAAATCATAGAGACCAAAAGGGTCAGTATTTTCTTGGGTAGGAATCTTGTAAAAGCTATCAGTATCTTCTTCAAAGAACAAAACTCCTTGCTGAGTTAAATAGGCAGGATATCTATAGTGAAAGGTGGTGTCGGAACAAAACCAACCAGGAGTAATTTTTCTTATATTTTCCCCACCTCCACCAACATCAGCAATCAATGCTTCCCATAGATATTGAGCTTTCTCTTCATTAGTAGGCATTGCATAATGGTTGATTTGTTTGGAATTGTCTTTAAAAAATTTGACAATCATTTCAGAAGATTTTATAAAACAATTCCTTTCTTTAGTATTGAATTCAACTTTGATGTTTGATAAAACTTTTTCTCGGTAGATGTTTATAAGTTTCTTTGTTATAGTTGGATGATTGTCTAGTAACTCTTTCTCTACATTTCTGCTGGGTTGTGGTTCCTGTTTCATAAATTTTAAAAAGAAACTCTTTTCTCCAGTCGTGTAATTGTTTTCTATAAAAGTGGAGGGGGTCATCTTAGATAAAATTTTTTTGTAAGCAGGTTTAGAAGGTTCAAAATCCATATCTAATGCTGATAAAGCAAATCTATCCATAGAAATTTTTATTTCATCTGTAGTAAACTTTTGATTAAACAAAGATCCAGATAGTAATCTTCTTAGTTTATTAACACTATCAATAAATGCTTTTGTGTTTTCTTTTGGTAGATATAATTTTAGTTCAACCCAATGTTCAAGTAATTCCCTTATGGGTGGTGAAACCCGTATTTGTTTTATTGGGACTTCCTGATATTTCTTGATAATAGAGAGGGATCTTATTTTTTTACTTTTAGTAAGAGATCTTCTGTTAAGTTTATGAGGAGGAGGATCTTTTGGAGAAGACAACAAACAGATTCTCTCCGAAGGAGAGAACTGTTCTTCTTTTTTGTCTTTAGACAAAAAAGAAGTATTAATATTAATATTTTCATTTTTATTATTATAGATCTTAAAATTTTTAAGATCTACATCTGTGTTGTTTACTTCAATATTGATGTTTTTGTTGTTGAGATATTTAAAATTTAAAGATCTACTTATTAAATTTTTATCCTTCTCAACAATAGAAAAGATTCTTATCAGTTCTTTATGATTAATGGAGTAATATTTCTTTGCAGGAAGACCTTTTCTTTCAACAAAAATAATTTGTTTTTCTTTTAAAATATCAAGACAAGCTCTTTGTTTGTGTGGGGAAAGACCAGTACTTTCTTCAATGTATTTCTCTAGATGATAAAATGAATCCCCTTCTTTTTGAATAATATCCTTCTGAACAAACATTCCTTCTTTATCTAGTAATTCTGTCAGTAATGCCATCACCTCCCAATTTTTATTGAGATGTTTGAGTAGGTGTTTATTGATCATGAAAAAAGGACTGTTGTGAAATAGATTTCTGATGACTGCTGCTGCTTGTTCATTAGTCATGTCAATATTGTTGTCCATATTTTCTCCAAGTTGTTTTTGAAAAGGAAAAGACCCTTTTTAATAGGAACCAAGATCAACAACCAAACACTTATGGATAAGTGCATGTTTCTCTTGTATTGCCGCCCAGCACCAAAATCAACATTAATTGATCTTGGTTCCTATTAAAAAGGGTCTTAAATTTTATTTTTTCCATCTCATTTGGTTTCTTTCATTGGCCGTGGTGGGCTCACTGACCATGAATGTTTCTTTCTAAAAATTATCTCTTATATTATATACTTTTAAACCTAATTTCACTAGAAAGCAGTATGTATTTTCTTTAACTCTTAACTTTTTATAGGGAAAAATATTTTTTATTTTTGTAATAGTATTTAACAAAAATCAACTTTTTTCATCTAATCCTCGATAGGGCATATACTCATAGAGAGGACATACATCGACTAAACAATCTTGTTTTCCATCAGAGTAATAACCCATACACTCATAGCAATGAGCTATGATTGCTTGTCTTTGAGTCAACCTTTTTCCTTTTTCCAAGTAGGCTAAAAGTTCCAACTTCCCCTTAGCTTTAATTCCCTGTTTTACACTTGATATTCTAGTAGGTTTTGACCAGTTGTCCGTCATATATTTAACTCCTTTCTCAGTTGAATTACCTCTTCTTCTTTCATATCTGCAGGGTCACCACTTTCAAGATTAATAATTTCTACTTTTGGTACAAATATAGAAAGGGTGTTTGCTAACTTCTCTGCTTTTTTTGTAGCATCTGAATCATAAAGAATGAAAGCCTCTTTGATTTCTTTACTAGCAATAAGTGATATTTGTTTTGAAGTATATTCTACTCCCATAGTGGCTACGGAACCTTCACCTATTCTCCAAACATCTGTTGGCCCTTCCACAATAATAATTTTGTCACCTACAGAATCAATGTTGTATAAACAATCTTTCATTGGTACTAGTGCTTCTTCATTTGAAAGATTTTTATATTTTGGGGATTGTTTACCAGTCACATCCCTAGCTGTAAGATTTACTATTGTTTCATCTATAATAATTGGGATAACTATCCTGTATGGAAATTTCCCTGTTTGATAACAGAAACGTATCTGAAATAATCTTTGAATTTTTTTAGTATCGAAATTCCTGTTTTTTAGGTAAAAATCATGTAATTCAGGAGCTGTAATGTTATATCCCTCTAAGGATATACTTTTGGAAAAATCTCTTGTATTTGTTACTTGCTGACCCGAGTAAATGGGGTTAGCAGGATATTTTTCTAATAAGGTTTGTGCTTGATAGTAGGAAATATTTTCCAGAAACATTATTAATTTATAGATATTTCCTTTTTCTCCACACACCCAGCAGTTAAAACCTAAAGATTCTAAAGAAATACCTAAGTGATTACTTCTATCACCACAGAAAGGGCAAGAAATGTTAATCCAACCTCTGGTGACATTGTTTCCAGAGGTAGAGTAAACAATATTTCTATCTTCTAAATATTGAGTAATGTCATAATTCTCTTTTGACATTCTGGACATCTCCTCTTTAGTTCATGGATATTTTCTTTACTATTTACTTCCCCACAATAATAGTCCTTGAATTCTGGTAAGGGAGATTGATGATTATATCCCCTGTCTATCATTTCTTGGGATAACTGGTGATGCCTTTCCTTTAGATTGTGAACTTCTACTAATCCTTTTTTAACATATCCTTTTAAAGAGGTTCCTTTTCTAATACATCCCACAAGGGAATGGGTCTCTTGGTGTTCTCCTAGAAGGTGCTGTCTACAAAGAATTTTTGGATCTACCATCCACATTCTCATAATTTTCTCCTACAATATATTATATAGGATTTGAAACAATTTTACAAGTATTACAACCAACCGTTTTCAACATAAACACTAATTCTTTCAACACAATGGTTGGATAGATATCTACCATGGTCTAGAAAATCACAAATGACAATTTCATTTTTGTTGGTGTCTCTTCGGAATCCCCTCCCTACTTTTTGGAGAAGGGCTAGTTCACTCCTGCCTCCTCCGGCTACCATAATGCAATCTAAGGATTTTATGTTAACCCCTTCAGACCAAGCAATTGTAGCAATGATAGTTAAGATTTCTTTGTTATGCAAAGCAATTCTTAATTTTTCTCTTTCCTCACCTTCCATGATTCCTTGAACAAAATAGGTTTTCAAACCCATTCTTTCAGCCACATCAAGGAGTCTTTCTCCGTGGTTAATGTGGTTAACATAGATTAGAGAACTCTGTCCTAAATCAGCAAGTCTTTTAGCTTCTTCTATTATTAATCGGTGTCGTTGTCGGTATAGAACAATCCCCTCTAAATAAATATCTTTATAAGAGGTTACTTCTCTACCACTTATTTTTGTATTTATGGGAACATTTATCAACTTTACTTTTGGCTTTGCAAGAAATTCTAAATCCATACCTTCTTGAATTGTTACTTCATCAATTATAGGTCCTATGAATCCCTCTAATGCTAATTTACCTTCTTCTGTTTCAGGAAGGGTTGCTGTAAATCCAAATCTGATAGGAGCAAGAAGAGTGGACAATATCTTAGCATAGGTCCCTTGAAATTGTCCCTTTCTATCTGTTTTTAGTGAAGAAATATGGTGACTTTCATCAACAATGACAACATCAAATTTATCACAATATTCCTCAATTGGAATCTTGACAAAACTTTGCATTGTAGAAACAACAATTCTTCCAGATAAATCTTTACTGCCCCCACCTACAGAAGTTATAGGACCGAGATTAAATTTTTCAAATTCATTGATAGTTTGGGTAACTAGGGAAATAGTATGACATAAGAATAAGATTTTTGAATGTTTAAAGAGAGAACTGATACCAGCAGCAATTACTGTCTTTCCAGAACCAGTAGGAGATTTTAAAACACCCCTCCCTTTTTCCTTTGCAGTATTGATCAAACGGAGTTGATCCGGTCGGAAAGTGATACCAGGTATTTGTGGTACATCTTCAACCTTTAGTACTTCTATAAGTGTCTGTAAGGTGTAGTCAATATTGTTTTCTTTACACCAAGAAAGAATTTTAGGTAGAAAACCTGCTAGAAACATTCCTTTCTTATCAATCAGGAAGGCATCATAAGTCATTTCAGACTTACTATACCTCCCCTTTTTCCAAAAGGTCCTTTGATAGGTAAAATAAGGTCTCACTAAATTTACTGGTGAGACCTTACAATAGATGGGATCAATTGGTTCGAAATGTAAGGTTGTCATTGATTAGGTCTCCTAAAACATTTTACTGATTCTTCTTGACATTTCTAACCGGATAGCAGGAGACACCCTATGTGTGGCATACTGACACAGGATGTTGAAGAAAAGCCATAAGTTTAAGACTTTCTGCCCGTTGATAATTTCTCCATCGGAGACTTCAACTTCTTTTTTGATTTCCTCTTCCCTCTTTGCTGAAAGCTTCAACAACTTAATCTTTTCCTCCATCTTCTTAGTATCGATGGTTTTGTTGACCCAGGTTTTCCAGATTTCTGTCTGCATAGAGAATTGGTGCATTGAATCGCTGAGGAGATTGTTCATAAGAAAATTACTAACTTTCCTGGTGTGTCGTTGGTGTACTTGTAAAACTTTCTCTCCGATGGTAAGACCATTACTGCATACTACTCTGTAAGCTCCAAAAATTACGTGGAAGCCTTGACCACCATCATAACCATTTAGAACCTGAATCTGTGGATTTACCAGGTCACCATTCTTGATAGGGATATGAACCTCCGGGAAAACAAATCTGGTTTCCATCCGAGCACCACCTTTGTAAAGGAATGGTCCTTCTTGGATAGGTGTTCCAAACTCTGGATTCTTGGTAATGTCCTCCTGAACTTTGCTGATGGCATCGTCATGCTGTAAGATAATGTAATCTTTTGACAGAATGGAATAGACATTATCTGTATCGGGGTTGACAATTGCTTTGTATCTTGGGCAGGATTCAAGATTACCGGAAGAATCTCTAATAATTACTTCCCTTTCTTCTGCTCGTACCATAACTTCTACCTCCTTTTTTTTTTAATCTTTTTTAATCTTTTTTGATATTAGTAGTAATTCTCCTCCAGTATAGATTAGTTTTATTGTCAGACTGTTTCTAATTCTCTAACTAAACTTCTGATTTCTTGGAAAGCCCTATCAACCTTTTTAGCTTTCCACCCATTAGAAATGAGTCTATATCTTATTTTTTCTTTACTATACTTTACACCTGTTTCTGACGTTTCTCCGGTATACTTAGAAGGCATTAGATCTTTAAGAACTTCTATTGGAGATTTAAAGATAAGGCTAATAACATCTTTGGCTTCTGCCGACAGATTTTGGATTAGATCTTTTTTAATCAATTCTTTCTCCGGGTTGTGTTGGGAAGTAAGTATGAAGTCAGAATCTTCTGTTTCAAGATAGGGAAAAATACCATTGTTAAATATGATACTATAGGCTGTTCTCCAATCTTCTTCAACAAAACCTTTACCACCTTGTCCTTTAGCTCTTCCTCCCATTTTGATCTCCTTTCAGAATTTTATTAATGTCTTTGTCTACATACCCATTGAATATCTTTTTCCAGTTATCCGAACCTCCCCCACAAGAACTATGTCTCCATAAGGACTCATCTGTTTCCATATGTTTGCCTATGAAGATTTTATTTGTGTTCAATTTCTTTCTACAGACACAACAAATATTTTCTCCACCTCTCCCTTTTAGTATATCCCAGTGGCTGGTAGGAGCGGGTTTTGTTACGGGGGGTCTTCTATTTAGCATTGTCAGACTCCTGGTCACAATAGTTTTTCAAAACCAAACCCAAATGGGCTGATCGAGATCTTCCATGGTTTCTAGAAATTTTCTTCAATTGTTTGGCTAACTCTTGGGATATTAGGATAGCAATTTGAACCTGTTTCTCTTTTTTGGGACGACCAATCTTTTTCATTTTCTCCTCCTATGAAATAATAAATGCCAGAAGGATAGCAAAAATACCAATAGAGTATCCTACTGTTTGTATACAATTGAACCTTTCTTCACTGACAACCCAATTAGTAATTTTTTTCAGGGACCCCTTCATTTCTTGTCCTCCTGTCTGATTTTGAATTTGTTGAGAACTGCAAGAGCCTTACCATGGGTACTTCTGCTTTTTCTATAAAGTTTGTGAAACTTTTCAGCTGCCCAATCACTACTTAGGTGGTAGGTATAAGAATTGATTTTCATACCATCAACTACCAACAGGTCAATATCAATGACCCCGTCTGTATTTTTGATAGTGGATTTATGAACCAGATACATCTTCTTCTTCTCCTTTTTATTTTATAATATATTACTTTAAAGAAAAAGTCAAGACTTTTTTTAATCTTTTTTAATCTTTTTTGATATTAGTAGTAATTCTCCTCCAGTATAGATTAGTTTTGTATAAAATTTAAAGGTTATTTGTAAGATTCTTATGTTAGGAGGGATCAGTTTTATTTCAATGAAATGAACACATTTATTACTCTTTACAAAATCTTTAAATACTAATTTAGATTTTAAAAAATAAATTAAAGGCTAAGTATACTATATCAAACAATAATAAAAATTGTAGTAAACAATTTTCTAGGAAAAAGTATTTAAAAGTATATATAATATAAGAACTTTTTAAGTTGAAAAAATGATAGAAGAAAAGAAAACTACTCCAACAAAATATCACAAAAAGAAAACTATTGATCTAAAAATGATAGAAACTCTTTACTCATTAAGTTTAACAGATGATGAAGTGAGTAAAGTGTTGGACATTTCAGAAACCTCTCTTAAGAATTGGAAAGCAGACCCAGAGTTTTCTGAAGCCATAGCTAGAGGAAAAAAGAATCCTTATTTAGCAGTGAGTAAGAGAATCAGAATACCAAAGCCTGTTAAGAGAGGAGCAAACAATCCAAAAGGAAGACCACAAGTATACCAAGAAGAGATAGGTGCTTATATATGTAGTGAGTTGATGTTGGGTAGAACCCTAACCAAGATTTCACAAGAAGATGGTATGCCAAGTTTACCTACTATATACAGTTGGTTAAATTTTTCACATCCAAACTATAAACCTAATTTCTTTAAATCTTATACAGAAGCAAGAAGAGTACAAGCCGAAGTGATGGCAGACCAAACAGCTGATATAAGTGATGAAGTAGGGGATCCCCAGAGAAATAAGTTGAGAGTAGAAACAAGAAGATGGTTGGCCAAGTGTTTGCTTCCTACAAAATTTTCTGATAAAGTTCAGTTGACCGGAGCAGAGGGAAAAGATTTGATTCCGGCAGTGCCCACAAAGGTGGTATTTAATTTCGTAGGAGAAGAGGAAGAAAAAGAATGACCGGTGAAGTCACTATAGATATTCCCAAAGCATTTCAATTTCTGTTGGAACCACACCGGTATAAATCCGCTTATGGTGGAAGAGGTGCGGGAAGGTCGTGGTCATTTGCAAGAGTGTTGGCAACACTAGCATCTTATCAAAAGAGAAGAATCCTTTGCACAAGAGAATATCAAAACAGTATTAAAGACTCAGTTCATAAAACATTATCTGATCAAATTGAATTGTTAAATCTTACACCGTATTTTAACATCACCAAAACAGAGATTACCAGCAACACCGGTTCGGAATTCATATTCAAAGGATTACAACATCCACTGGAGATAAAGTCTATTGAAGGAATTGATATAGTCTGGTTAGAAGAAGCTCAAAGCGTATCAGAAGAAAGTTGGCGATTCTTGATACCGACTATCCGGAAAGAAAATTCCGAGATATGGTTAAGTTGGAATACTGGGGCCAAGACTGATCCTACCTATCAGCGATTCGTAATCAACAAACCTGATGATTGTATATCAAAACTTTTAACATTCAAAGACAATCCATTTTTCCCAAATACATTGAGGAAAGAAATGGAATATTGTAAGCAGGTAGATATTGATGCTTACAATCACATTTGGGAAGGATTGCCTCATTCAATCAGCAATGCTCTAGTGTTTAAAGATAAGTTTGTTGTTGAGGAATTTGAAGCTCCACAGAAAGTAAAATTCAGACTGGGAGCGGATTGGGGATTCAGCAACGATGCCACAACACTGATCCGCAACTATATTGTCGGCAATGATTTGTTTATTGATTACGAAGCCTATGGGGTGGGTGTGGAGTTAGAAGAGTTACCACAATTGTTTGATTCAATCCCGGGAAGCAGATTTACCAAAATTGTTGCCGACAATTCCAGACCAGAAACCATTTCTTTTATGCGAAAGAAAGGTTTTCCGATAGTGGGCTGTGTAAAGACAGCAACAACCAAGGCGGGATTTGTCAGAGACGGATTGGAGTTCATGCGTAAGTTTGAAAAGATTCATATCCACAAAAGATGCCATCATACAAAAGATGAATTTGAACATTACTCTTACAAAATAGACAAGAAAACAGAAGAGGTGTTGCCAATATTAGCAGAAGGATTTGACCATTGTATTGATGCTATTCGTTATAGTCTGGAAGATTTGATTCGTGGAACTGGAATTGACTGGGTTGCTGTGGTAGGGGGATAAATGAGCAGTAATTGGGTAAAGGGCGAATATAGTTCTCCAAGAAAGAAATACAAATCCGGTCGGCAATGCACCTGGATATTGCCCAGCGGGAAAAGATGTAACAAGAAAGCTTGCGGTTATTTTTTCTGTAAAGAACATTTTATTGCAGCTACTCATGTTGAGGCAGGTCTAATGAGCTGTGAAATGGGAAGGATGTTATGAGTCATTTAAAACCGGGACAATATCCTTTGAAGCCGGGAAGAGTAAATATACCGGTGATTGTTTTAAGCACGGTTGATATAGACAAGACGGGAATAATCAGGAAAGCGACTTCAGCAAGCAGTCAGAAAGTTATTATAGGCAGAACAGAGAAGATGATTCAGACCGATTTTCTGGCACAATTAATTCCGTAAAGGAGAGAAGATGAAATGTTAACACAGGACATCAGAGACATCGTTAATGGCAGAATCATAATGAAGGATGGCAGAACTGTTGACCAGATTTATAAAGGCTTTCAGTTGTATAAATCTGGGAAAGGTCCTGCTAAATTTACCGCTATTAAGGAAACAGAACAGTATGAAGGATTACTTGATGATGTAAAGAGGCAGATTGATAAGTATTGGGAAAAGAAAGATGCCGAGGAAGTGTTGAAGAAAGCTGGTGGCACTTTTGACACTCTTGATCCTGATGAAACGCATGACATCAGAGATATAGAAAAGGAAACAAAGGCAAACGATTATTTCAGAAAGGTATTATTTACAGCAGAAAGAATGCAGTTGGTGGTAATGTGTATAAAGCCGGGAGAAGATATTGGTGAAGAGGTTCACCCGACAACAGATCAATTTTTCCGGATTGAGGAGG